GACAATGCCGACGGCAAGACCCTGCGCGGGCAGCCAATGACCATTGCGAAATCGTATATCCCCGGCTACGCAGCAGGCACCACCCTGAAGAACTGCGCGAATTGCGCGGCATTCCAGGAGGGCATCTGCGCTATGTATAACGTCCCCGTCGCCGCGCGTGGCTATTGCGAAGATTGGCACAGCGCGCCAATGCCCGCTCCCGTACCGATGGCAGACGACGCCACCGACGCCTACGAACGCGGCGAAATGAAAGTCCATGGCGGTGCGCTTCAGGTCAAGGCTGTTACTGCCGATACTGTAACCGTGGAAGGCTACGGCGTGCTGTTCGGTGGCACCGATCTGGACGGCGATACATTCAGCAAGAGCACCGCGTTTGCGTTGGAGCGCATGAAGCGCGTGCCAGTCTTTTTTGATCACGCGATGGACGAAGACCTCGACGACACCCCGCTCGGCTACATCAAAGAGATGCACGAAGACGACACCGGCTTGTGGGTTGAGGCACAACTCAACCGCAACCAGCGCTACACGCAGGCCGTGATGAAACTCATCGAAAACAAGGCGCTGGGCTGGTCGTCTGGCAGCGTGTCGCATCTGGTGCGGCGCGAGGGCGGCGCTATCCGTAGCTGGCCTATTGTTGAATTTTCCCTTACCCCCACGCCTGCCGAGAGCAGGCTTTCCGGCGCAGTAAGCGCTAAAGGTACCGACCCGGCATTGCCGGTTGACATAAATCCTACCCTTGAAACAACAAAGGATATAGATATGGATGAGGAAACACTGGCGGCACTGCTCGAACAGGCCGCGAGTAAAGCGGCTGATCGGATCGCCGTGCAATCGATGAAAACACCTGCCGAGCGACAGGCAGAAGACCAGCCCGTCAAGGCCGATCCGGCGGTAGACGAACTGAAGGCACAAAATAAAGCACTGACCGATCAGGTGCAGCAGATCATGAAGCTACTCGACACCGAACCGGCACAGCGCACCGGGTATGTTACTCCCGACGGTGGAACAGCTGATAAGGATGTAAAGAACTTCGGAGACTTTGTCAAGGCCATCGGTCGCCGCGATCACAAGCGATTGGCTGAGGTGTACGGCGCGCGCAAGGCGCTGGAGGAAAATAGCGGCGTGACCGGCGGCTATCTGGTGCCGACGCAGTTTGTCAACCAGTTGACTGAATACGCGGCGGAAATGTCAATCGTCAAGCCGCGTGCGTTTCGAGTTGACATGAGCGCACGTGAAGCCGAAATTCCCGCGATTGACTATGCGAATACAGTGTACAGTAAAGGCAACACGGTTTTTACCGCTGGTCTGGTAATGGAGTGGACAGCCGAGCGCAAGAAAATCCCGAACACACAGCCTAAATTCCGACAGATGCAACTCGAAGCGCACAAGATGTCTGGCCTGGTGCCCGTTTCGAACGAACTCCTTAGCGACAGCGGGCAGGCGTTAGAGCAACTCCTGGTGCGCCTGTTCGGTTCAGCTATTGCATTTGCTGAGGATTACGCCTTTCTGGCAGGCGACGGCAACGGGAAGCCGTTGGGCGTGCTGAACGCGCCTGCCACCATTACTACGGGCACCGCACTGACCGCTGCCGCGCCGGAGGTGTCCGAACTGAGTTCGATGTACAGCCGCCTGATGATACAGTCACGCCGTACAGCCGTGTGGGTTGTGCATCAGTTACTCACTGACGCGCTCATGTCGATTAACAGTTCCGGCACCAATGTACTGACCTACCTGCCGGATCTTCGCGGAGAGATCATACCACGTCTTTTCGGGATGGCGGTGATTGAAACCGAGAAGTTGCCGACCACGTTCGCCAATGGCGGCCTTATCCTGGCCGACTTTCAACAGTACGTGGTGGGTAATCGGCAGGAGATTGAAATCGCTATGAGCGAGCACGCCGGGTTCAACGAGGATGAGACACAGTGGCGCTGCATTGCCCGCTGCGACGGGCAACCGTACATCAACGGCCCGGTGAAGATTGGCAGCGGCGCGAACGATACCGTATCCGCGTTTGTGAAGAGTAAATAGGAGGAGAGATATGGCTTTCGCATCTTCGCAGCGCATTATCGAGGCGCTGCCAATCGTTGACATTGCGGTGGGAGCCGGTGGCACCGCCGCTGCATCGTTCGCCAATACGGGCATCGACCTGTACGATCTGGCGGCTCATCGATTGCTGTTTACCCTGATCGGCCCGACAGGCGACGGCTCTGCTACGATGGATTTGCAATGGCTTATCGGCTCGTATGATTTGACCGATGGCACCGCCACGGTAGACGCCAGCGATTATGTAGGACTGTCGGCTGTCGATGGCACCATATCCACACTGATTGAGGCGGTGGTGGAACGCACCGACAGCGCAGCGGGCACGGCTGATCCGTTTGTGCAGCAGCTCGAAGTGGGCAGCATCTATCTGGATCGCGCGCCGTCAACCAGCGCCAGCCGCCGCGCCTATCTGCGGGCGCGCGTCAATCACAACACGGATGCCGCAGGCAAAATGTACCTGCTCATTCAGAAAATGCCGCGCTACTCGGAGCCGGTTGAGGATCAGCCGTCGTTCGTCCAAACGCCGGTGGCAGCGCACGACCTGTAAGGAGCTTTCATAGGAAGGACTGTGTATGTTTGGTAAGAAATGGGAAGAACGAACACGCCCGCTTGAGACTATTCAGATTCAATTTGAACCTCTTAAATGGATCGCAGCGCCTACAGCGGCGGTTTCAAGTCCCGAAGAGGCCAACGTGAAAGGCACCTTGACAGAGCGCCCAAGGTTTGATTACCAGGCATACACAGGTAAGACCGAAAAACTGTGTCCCGAGTCGTTGCAGAACGAAAAACCAGAAGCATACACAGGTAAGACCGAGAAGTTGTGTCCTGAATCGTTGCAGGGGAACCATTGATATGCAACGCATCCTGATTGTCACACCCGACCCGACGCCGAGTCGGGTGTTCACCCACACACTTTCAAGCATTGCCAGGGCAACCGATCACGCCCTGGCAAATGCTGAGGATATTGACCGTATCGACCACACGATTGTCCGCGCAACCCAGACAGGCACGTCACAGGAGCGGGTGGCCGCGCAATACAATCACGCTCGCCGTCTGGTGCTGGACGGCGGCTACGACGCCATGCTGATTGTCGAGAGCGACATTGTCATTCCCGACGATGCCATAGAGCGCCTATGGAGTGTTGATGCTGATGTGGTGACCGGCCTGTATGCGTTCCGGCGCAAGCCATATGAATGGAACGCCTACAGCGCGCTGCAAGGGATGCACGCCGCGCCGCTGTCGCACGCGGGCGACGGGGCGAATATCTATTGGGGCAAAACATTTGCCGTGCAGGGGATGGGCCTGGGGTGCCTGCTCATTCGGCGCATCGTGCTTGAGCACATCGAGTTTCGCCACACCGGCGTGCTGCACGGGCGCAACGGCAGAAATAGTCATTGCGACTGGTACTTCTGGCAGGATTTACAACTGGCACGCACGGGTTTCGGTAGTGAGTTTGTCGCGGCGTGCGATAGCAGCGTGGCCTGCGGACACATTCACGGCGGGCGCTCGCCCAGCGCTCTGTACCCGTGTCGCTACGGCGACGCCCCGCGCGCCGACTGGGCGGTGCGCTTTCTACCGCTGCACTGGCTCGATGACGGCGCGCCTGATGATCCAGTCGAGTATCGCTATCAGGAGTTGCTCGCCACGCCGATGGATATGCAGCAGCACATGCCACGCCTGCGGGACTATGCTCAGGGGACTGTGGTAGAACTAGGGTGTCGCTACGGCAGCAGTACCACGGCGTTCCTGGCAGGATTGCAGGAGCGCGGCGGGCATCTGTACAGCATCGACATCAGCGATCACGATGTGAGACACACACGAAAACAACTCGGCAACCATCCGCAATGGACATTCATGCAAGGCGATAGCCACGATCCAGACGTTGCGGAACAGGTGTTTGCCATTGATGTGCTGTTGATTGACAGCCTGCACACCTACGAGCAGGTCAAGGGCGAGTTGGCACTTTGGGCACCGAAGGTCAGGCCGGGCGGGCGCATCCTGCTCCACGATTGGGAGGTCTACCCAGAGATTGTGAGGGTGGTCAAGGAGTATGCGACTGCTCACAATTTGTATGTCGAGTGGCACCCCGGAAGTTGCGGACTAGCTGAAATGAGAACACAGGAGCGATACAATGTGGGAACGGATCGATTCATCGAAGGTGACGCCGCTCCATCCAGCGCCAGCAATGGAGGAGCCGCGCATTATCCTGGCAACGGGTGCCACGCGGGAATACCTGCCGAAGAGCGCACCGTACCTGTCTAGCATTGCAGAGCACGGTGACGGTTTTGATGCGCGCTATCTGGTGAGCGTCGGCTGTGCGCTAGAGGAGCGCACCGTGCCTGATGGTATTACGCCGGTGGGCCTGCCACAAACAATGACGAAAGAAGCGCTACGCGGCAATGTGCAGTATGGCGCGTTTTTGCCCGTCCTGCCCGGAACACCGAACGACGTGATTGTCTACACCGATGGCGATATGCGGATGCAACGACCACTGAGCGACGGTGAGCAGGCCATCCTGGAGTATTGGCCGCGTGACACCATTGGCATGGCGCGCAACTTCGGGGCGGGCGACAACTTGCAAATTGAGGCAAAGCGCCTGAAGCTGCGCACCGATGCCGAATACCTGCGAAACCAGTGGCCGCACAGCAATGGCCGCGTCTGGAACGCAGGCGTGATTATTGCGCGGCGCGCTACGTACCAGCGCCTCGCTGCCACCTATACCTCGCTGTTTCCCTCGTTTAAGGCACTGCTGCCACCAGGCCAGGGGCGCGGCGTGCAATGGCTCATTTGCTACAGCATCGCCAAATTAGGATTGCACGTCTGGGAACTGCCGTATACCTGGCACGCGCACGGACTCTCTGGGCAATTACCGATGGGCGTTTCCGAAAACGGAGACGGGTCAATCTATGTCGAGGATGGCACAAAAGTGCTGTTCCGACACGCCTGGAAGGTCTAATGCTGCGTCGCTTGCCATACGGACAGCCCGGCACCTATGCAACATGGCAAATGCACGCTGCTGCAGCGATGGCCGCGCAGGTCAGTGGGGTCGGCGGCGACGCGCCATCACCGTTGCTCACCGATCTGGTTTTCTACTGGAAACTGGACGATCTCACATGGTCGGATAGCGTTGGCAGCAACGACCTGACCAACAACGGCAGTGTAACTGTAGGTACTCCAAAAGTTGGTGCGGGGAGTGCGGAGTTTGATGGAACCGGACAATCCCTAAGTGTGAGCACTGCCAATGCTTATGACAACATATCGTTTTCGGCGTGGTTTTACGCGGTGGATACATCGTCATTGCACGTTATTTTTAGCCAATATGCATCGGCTCTCAGTGGGTTTTATGTGTGGATAAGCACTGGTACTCTCTCCATTCTCGATGATATTGATGGATTAGACGTCGTCCGTTATAACACAGCAGTTTCAGTGAACACGTGGTATCACGTTGTTTGCACAATAAACGGAAACAATAGCAATGAGCAACAGCTATGGCTCAACGGATCATTAGTTGGTAGTGGTGGTACATCTACATTAGGTTTTTCATCAGTTGGGGGCGAGTTTGTTATTGGCTCTAGGCGGACATCTGACAATTTATGGCCTTTTGATGGTCGTATTGACGAAATCGGCATCTGGAAAAGACTGCTCACATTGAGCGAAATTAGCGACCTGTACAACAGCGGCTCAGGATTGAGTTATCCATTTAGTTAAGAAAGGGTAAAGTAATGCCATTATCAGACGGACTGGAATGCTATTATCGGTTAGGTCACGCAGAACAAAACAAAAAGGAAAAAATGGCTCATATTGAAGAGCACATGACCTGGACGGGGCCAGAAACCGCGGACAGTACACCTATTCGGTATCGCGGCTTCCTCGTTGAAATTACTGATGAAGAATTTTTGAAGCTGTGGAATGCTGGAAAAGGCCGGGATTATCCACTTTAGTTGATAAGGAGAAATTGAACCATGGCAGTGACCTATATCAAAGTAGACCTATCAAAGCGATTGGGCGCGGACTTGCGCCAGACGGTCGTATACGGGGAACAGTTTGACGAGCGCCTGCACCGACTGAAGGACGTGATGGATACCATGATCGACGGCACCGACTACAGCCGCCTGGAAACCGAGTTCGGCGTGCCAACAGGCCAGGGTGAGACGGTCTATAACCTCGTGGCGGGCGCTGCTACGGATACCGCAGGCGCGAATATCACGCAGCTTCTCAATCGGCTCGGATAGACCAGATTGGTAATGTATGCCGCGCACATCTGACAACCTGATTTTAACCGATGGCGTTTCGACAAAGAGCTTGTCGTTGTCGGACTATGACCCGGCGTGGCGTGTCTTCGGCACGGACACCGCGTACCAGACACAACCGGTGCATGAGTATCGCCGCGTGCCGTATCTGTTTGCCGCAGTGGACAAGCGCGCAAAGGCGGTATCTGGACTGCCGTATGGCATCTATCGAGATGGCGACGACGAGGACATAAAGGATAGCCCGGATTTTCGCGGCATTGTGCGCGGTTTGCGGTTGCGGCTGTACAGCACTGAGGCGGCATTGTGTTTGTATGGCGCGGCGTACTGGCTGCAATCTACCAATCGATTCGGGCGCAATGCTCGCTATGACTGGATTGTTCCGTGGTCAATCACGCCACATTATGAGCCATTGGCAGGGCTTGATTATTTCGAGCGGGTGACGGTCTATGACAATGCGCCGAAGGCTGTGCAGCGATTGCAGCCGATCACGGAGCGCAATGGTACGCTGGCGTACTTCTGGGTGCCTAATTTGAGTAGCGAAGTGGGGCCGGGGGTGCCACCGGCGCAGGTGGCAATGGCGGGCGCTGGCATCCTCGGCAATCTGACCGAGTATGTGGCGTCGTTTTTCGCGCGCGGGGCGGTCAGGCCGATGATTATCAAGGTGCCGACCGCGGTCAGCCCGGCGGAGCGCGAGCAGGTGAACGCCTGGTGGCGGCGCTTTTTTAGCGGAGTGCGCAATAGCCACCGCGCCAGAGCGCTTGACGACCGTTTCAGCGTGGAGGTGGTCGGTGACACGCTTGACCAGATGGCAAGTGACACCCTGACCACGCAGGCGCGCGAGGATGTGTGCGCTGCGCTGGGCGTCCCTCATTCGATGATTAGTGCCGACGCTGCGAACTACGCTACCAGCCAGCAGGACACGCTTAACTTTTACCAACAGACAGTACTACCCAGTGCCACGCTGATAGCCGAAACGATCAACGATCAAATATTACCCGATGGCTACGAACTGCGGTTTGACCCGTCGCAACTTGAGGTGTACCAGCAGCACGAAGTGAGTAAGGCGCAAAGCCTGCAGGCACTTGTCGGCGGCGCGCCTATTCTTACAGTAGACGAGGCGCGCCAGATGCTTGGCTACGAGCCGCTCAGCGCGCCCGAACCGGAGCCGGAACCGTTACCCGAACAAAGCGACAACGGGCAATCTATCAGGGCAATCAAGGCAACCGTGGCCGATCTTGATCCACAGGAGCGAGCCGCATACCGGCTCATACGCGGCGTGCTTGAGGAGTATCAAGACGACTACCAGGGCGATGCGTTTGAACAGGATATGCAAGAGGCTATTCGTGAGGCACTCACCATTGCTTCGGTGGCTTATTTGCGCACGCTCCAGGACGATCTAGCAGCACTCGACACTGAAGGGGCGCAACAGGCGGCAAACGTGCTTAATGTGGAGCTTGATGCACTGGCGCAACGGGATGCGCGATTTGTGCGTGAGACGACTGATGAAAACGAAGAAGACGGGCTGTTTCCGCTCTGGTTGTTTGGGGTGGATCGAGCGTTAACCATTGCGACTACCGAAGTCAGCCGAGGTCGTTGGCAAACAGTACAGGCGTATGGGCAACAGCTACGGGCGATAGGAGTTTCTGTGGATTATCGCTGGATCACAATGCGTGATGAGCGGGTACGTCCGTCTCACCGTGCGCTTGACGGGCGACTGCAATCGCAGGGATGGAACGGCATTGTGCCGGGCGAGCAAGTTAATTGTCGATGCATAGCGGAGTTGGTGGTATGAGTATTGCCCTGAGCACCCTTGTGACGCAACTGCAAGCGTTGGTGCCTGCCAGTGATGGCGTGCCAAGCACGGCGCAATACCAGAGTGCTGTCAAGCAAGCCGTGGCTGATTTCAGCCGCCGCACGACGCAACAGACGCAGACCACCATAGACGTGGTGGCAAGCACCGCAACCTATGCCCTGCCAGATGATTTTTTGCTGCTCATCAGCTTCAAGCGCGAGGGCGATGCGTGCGGCAATTGGCGCGATGTTTGGGAAACGGGCGCGTATGGCTGGCCGATATGGGGCTACAGCTACAACCCGTATTGCGACCCATGCGACGAACGCTATACCATCCGGGGCGGGCAAATCACGATCCATCCGACACCCGACACCAGCGAAACACGCGTGCTGCGCTACGGCTGGAAACACATCCTCAATGCCAGCGATGAGTACGAGTATCTGGACGAAGACAGCGAAGCTGTACGCATCCTGTTGTTGAAAGCACAGGCTGAAGCCACGCGGGTGCAGGCCACCGCAGAGAGTAGTCAGGGCACTAAGGTGCGCAGCTACCGACAGGGCGATGTAAGTGTAGATATGAACGCACAGGATCGAGCAAAAGCACTGAACAATCAGGTGCGGGCGCTCGAAGATGAATATATGCGAGCAATCACAGCTTATAACCAGCTTGCTCCGGGGTGGTGTGGATAATGGAAGAACTACGTAGGGCCATCGCGCCATTTGTTGAAACGGGGATGCTGCCCCATTTACAGGACGAACCAGACAGCACACCTATTCGCATTGAATGCAATATTGAAGACGGATATGCAATCACTATTACGCTTGGGAAGTTGCGTGAGTTGCATCGCGTCTACAACGCACTGCGCGTATTGGCAGGCTTAAAAGAGGTTCCTGATGGCGCGGGGAGGTGGTGTCTATGAGCTTCCTGAGTGCTGCTGACATAGCCGAAATCACAGCGCAACTAACGACCCTGCGTGATACGCGGTCTGTCAGCGTGGTGTTTCGGCGGGCCGGGGTTGACCTGGCCGCGCAGACCGTCCGAGTGGAGCGCACCAGCAGTTACAGCGATCCAGAAAGCGACGGGGCTGAAGAGCGGCGCGGGGATGTGGTACTGATTGGTGCAACCGATCTCGATGTCGAGATTGACGACAAGTGCATCATTGACGGTGAACTCTACCGCGTGCGGTTTGTCCATCCGAACCGGCAGATGCACACACAATGCGATATCGAAATGATTGGAGGCTAACAATGGCGCGAAACAGCATATCTGTCCGCTGGGTTGTATCGCCCTCGACATTGACGCCGGCCATTGAGGACTATGCCGATACGGTTGAAACAGCATTGATGCAACTGGCTCAGGATATTGCAATCCAGGCTCAGGCCGAAATGAAACAGGATGCTCCGTGGACAGACCGCACCGGGAACGCGCGGCGCGGCCTGTTTGCTCAGGCTGTGCAAATCAATGTGTCGCTCATTCGCATATACCTTTCACACGGCCCTGATATCGACTATGGCAAGTGGCTGGAGTTACGCCACGGCGGGCGATTTGCCATTGTTGAGCCAACGTGGCAGCAGTACATCAGTATTGTGGAGCGTGAAGTCAAGCGCAGGTTGGCACAATGAAAGCAACGATTTTTGCCACACTGAACAGCGATAGCACGCTAACCACGCTGCTCACGGGCGGGCTGTATGACAGCGCAGTGGAGATCAGCCGACAGGCAACGCCAGCCGCGTTTGACACAGGCGAAGTGCTGCCGTGCCTGCTGCTGAAAACTGGCACGCGGGCACCAACCGGCCCGCAATATGTCAAAGCCGAACGCCTGTTTGTCAATATCTGGCTGTATCAGGAGCGCATCGACACGGCCATTCAGAGCGCCAATAATCGCATTTATGCGCTTTTGCACGAAACCTGCCTGCCAACGGTCGCAGACGACACAGGCGCGATGTGGTGGATCACGCATGTCAACGATGCCATCACCAACGAGGAAACCGATATCTTACGCAACGCGCGGGTAATTCGCGCGCAATACCAGTGTATATGTAGGAGGGCATAGATATGGCAACGCCACAGGTAACAAGTGGGCGGGGGGCAGTCTACGGACTGCGCGAGGTGAAGATTTTCAACCGGGCCGGAGATACGGTCTACATCTTTGATGCGGCGCAAGAATTGCAAGTGACAGAGGTTTTGCAGCACGCCGTGCTTCCGGGCAACGATACGATTGTCGAGGCGTCCAGCCGATTGACGCATGTCGAACTGGCATTCACCAACGGCAAAATTGATTTCAATTCAATGAGCATATTTGGCGGGTACACCATCACCACCGGAACGGTCAGCGTCGCTAGTGGCACGGGAACGGCATCCGCAAATCGAGACGTGCTCAGTGGCGTGGGCGGTCAGTGCTTTCCGTACTTTGGCGTGCGTGGCCGGGTCGTTGAGGCAGGATGTACGACCGAAACACACATGCTTATTTACAAATGCATGATAAGCAGCGGTTTTTCAAGTACGCTTACCAATGGCGCGTTCTTCACGCCGAACACCAGTGCAGTCGGCATTGCCGACAGCACCGTAACCATTTCGGGCAGCAACAAAATCTACGACTTTATGCGCTATAGCATTCCCGCTGCACTGACGACGGGAACAGGCACCGGGCTGCCGCTTTAGGAGGAATGATGGAACCAACGACAGACATTACGGAATGGCGCAAGCAGCAGCAGCCACAGGAGCATATCATGCAACTCGGTTGTGGCTTGCGTGTAAAGGTAAAGCGCGCGCAATTGCTCGATCTGGCGGCGGCGGGGCATATCCCGCTGCCGTTGTCGGGTCGGGTGGCTGAACTCATTGAGAAAGGTGCGGGCGGGTTCGATCAGGAGACGCTGAAGAAAAACATCCCGATCGTCAATGCCGTCGTCAAGGCAATGACGATCTCGCCACCGATTGCAGATAAGGCCAGCGATAATGCGGTCGGTGTTGACGAAATACCTCTCCTGGATCGCTTTTGGATGTACAAATTTGCGCAGGAGGAGGCTGCGCCTCTGGCGGTGTTTCCTGTCAAGCCAACCGACAGCGGTGATAGCCCTCGACGCCGTGGCCGAGCGGTACCACCAGAGGCCGAGTCAGATCCTGCAGGGGTCGTGGTCGGCTCTTGATATTGATTACGCGGTGCTGATTGCGGCGCAATTGCATCGTGACGAGCGGCGCAAAGAGGCCGAAAAGCCGCAATACAGCAGCCCGCCCATCCATAAGATACGAGTCATTGAAGGGAAGCCACCAGGCGAATGACAGACGGCGTTAATCTAGGCAGTGCCTACGCACAAATTGACCTTGATACAACCCCGTTGCGGCGTGGAGTGAGCGATGCTCAACGCCCGCTGCGGCAGCTTGATCAATCAATAGCGCGAACGGGCACAACTGCGGAGCGCAGCAGCCGCCTGTTGGATTTGCCCGCGCAATCACTCGACCGCACCAGCACTTCGGCGGATCGGGCCGTGCGCAATCTGCGCAACTCATCAAGCGAACTGCGCACCACGGGCGACTCGGCGCAGCAAGCGCAGCGCGGGGTGGGCGGGTTGCGCAGTGGTGTGTCGGGGCTAACGGGTGCGCTCGGCGCGCTTGGGGTTAGCCTGGGCGCGGTGCAATTGGCGCAATTTGGCGCGCAAGCCCTGAGCGCAGCCAACGACCTGGAAACGACGCAGGCGACCGTGCGCGCGCTGGCAGGCGATCAGGCGACGTATAACGAGATACTGCGGCTGGCTGAAGATCAGCAGCGCCGCTATGGTGGCAGCCTATCGGATAATATCGCGCAACTCGGAAGCCTGTCAAACTCGGCGCGCAACGCCGGGGTCGGCATTGGCGAGATCAACGAGGCCGCGCAGCGGTTACTGGTGCTCGACCCGTCGGCGCAATTCGAGGATGCGGCCATTGCGCTACGCGAGGCGCTCTCAGGCGACATTACCAGCCTTGCAGAGCGGTTTGAACTCTCGCGGCGAGAACTGGCGGCGCTCACTGATGAGAGCCTGAGCGGCGCGGAAAAACTAGCTGTCCTTGACAACTTGCTCACTGACCTTGGAGCCACTTCAGAAGCGGTTGACGCGCGGCTGCAAACCAACGCTCAGGCGTTTCGAGACGCGTCAGCAGAAGTTGAGCAACTGACCACATCCCTCGGCGGCCTGATCCAGCGAGGATTGACCCCGGCGGCGCGCGGGTTGGGGCTGGTCGCCAATCGCACCAATACGGCCATCAGCGCGTTGTCTGACATGGACAGTGCTGTGGAGCAACTCCAGCAAGGAACCGACGCATACAACGCGCTGAGCGAGGCGAGCCGCGAGTTCCAGGGTGCCAGTGAGGATACACAATCGTTGTATCAGGCTGAACGCGACGCGCTGGAAGACCTGGAGGAAACACAGCGCCGCCAGATTGAACGTATTACTGAACTCGAATCCGGGCTGCGCAATCCGGCCAGTCGATTGCGGCCTGAGCTTCGCAGCGCCTACGAGGAGGAGCTTGAGCAACTCTATGAGGCGACGCGCACGACAGGAGATCGTATTGAGCAGCGCTCCCGCGACCTGACCCACGTTTTGCAGGCCGAGGCCGAAATGCAAGCGGGCACGTTTGGGGAGGTAGGCGACGCGGCGCAACTCAGCGAAGACGAAATTGAGGAGTACCAAAAAACGCTCGCTGACGCATTCTCCGGCGGGCGCGATGCGTTCCAGGACGCGCTGCAAACTGAACGCGAATTTTTGCAGGAGCGCAAAACGGCGCGAATCGAGCACGGCGCGGAAGTGGCTGAAATTGAAGCCGACTACCGCAATGATCTGGCAGCGCTGGAAACCGAGTTCTGGCAGGCCAGCACTGACGAGGAGCGCGGGGCAATCCAGGAGCAAATTGATAATCTGGTGCGCAGCAATGCCGACCGCATCGCCGCCCAGGAAGCCGCGTTTACTGAACAGGAGCAAGCTGCCGCCGAGGCATACGCACGGCAGCAGGCAGAACAACTGGCGCATTTGGGCCAGATGCTCATTGATTACACGACTGCACAGGCGCGCATGGCGGGCATCAACGAAGAGACCATTACCGAGATGACCGACGCGCTACGGCAAGAATACGGCGTGCAAACGTCCATCGTTGACCGCTCGTATGGCGAAATGACGCGCTCTATCGATCAATGGGTTGCGAGCGGCGGCGAGAATACGCAGCAGTACATCGATCAGCAGCAGCGCATCCGAAACCAGACTGTCGAAACACAGCAGCGCGTAGACGCGGCTATTCAGCAGATGACCGATGCCGCGACTGAGGATTTTCAAAACGGCGAAATCAGCGCGCAAGAGTACGCGGATCGGCTGGCTGAAATCCCCGGCGAGGCTGAGCGCGCAGCAGCAGGTGTCAATAGCTCACTTGACACCATACCGCGCGAGATTGTCACGGTGCACAGGATTGAGGAAGTCGGCGCAGCAGCGGCAACCGGCACGACCGACGCAGCCGCGCGCGCGGCAAAGGGTGGCGGCCAAAAAGAGCCGAAGAAACGCGCAATCGGCGGGCCGGTTCAGGCGGGCGATGTCTATACAGTCGGTGAAACCGGGCGCGAACTGTTTGTGCCGGGCCAGGATGGGCGCATTGTTCCGAACCGTATGACCGAGGACATTCTATCAGGCATGCAGGGAGCAACCGCACCAATGGCGAGCGGGGGCGGGGGTACCGGCAGCATCACTATCAATATTAGCAACCCGGTTGTTGACAACGCGGCGCGCCTGCAAGAGATGGCGGGGATGATCGGGAGTAAGGTGCAATCGGCGGTGTGGGGCCAGTTCGGCGCGGCGCTCGATGACCTGGCTGCACAGGGAGTACCGTAATGGCAGCAGCGTATAGCTCGTTTACGTGGAACGGAGTAACTATTTTTCCGCTCGTTGATAATCCTGCTACGATCATTGACTGGATACCAGAGCCGAAGCAGCAGGAGCGCCACATTGCCGGGTCGCAGCGCGTGCAGATTTCAACGTTCGGGTATGTGTGGCGCTGGACGGGCACGGTGTATGTCGCGTCTGTAGCTGATTACGGCACGCTCCAGGTGGCGTGGCTGGCGCAACCGCGTACCACAGCGACCTGGAACGACGGCACAAACAGTTACAACGCCACATTAACGCAGTTCACTATGCTGCCGTTAGGCGATAGCAGCAAGGGCTATACTGGTCAAGTGGAGTTTGTACGGGTATGAGTGAGACGTTTTTATGACCTGGCCGATACTCGACAGCACAACTGACTGGACGGCCACATGCTATATCAGCGGCATACCGTATGAGATTGTCGATGCCGGTTTTGACAAGGCGTTCGGCCTGGATAGAGACCGATCTAGTTGCAACGTGCTGCTCAAAGACCTGGTGACACTGGCGGGCGGCGAGCCTGCGTATGTCGATGTCACCTGCAACGGCACGCCGCGCCGCTATTTTACGGGGTTTGCGCGGCGGGATGTGTCCAGTGTGGGAAGTGATAGCGGGCTGGTCTATCGCTATCAATTGATCGATCAGTTGGGCGCGCTTGACCGCTCGCCAGACACCGCGATTACGTGGTCAAATCGCGGATTTACGGACGCTGTTACCGACCTGTTGACCGCAGCCGGATTGAGCAGCAGCCAGATCGGGCCGCTCTACGCTCCTGGCAGCACCTACAATCTCGGCACATTTGATGACATCACCATCGAGACAGACGAAAACCTGTCCAGTGTCATGCGCGAACTGATGGAGTTTGGTGGCACGGCGATCTGGGTATCCAACACGGGCATTGTACGTGTGTCGGATTACACGGGCATCCCGGTCGCAAACAGCAGTATCACCTACGCCTGGAACCCATCGGGGAGTGAGCGCCCGATCTACGATGTGCGGCAACAATTTGGGAACATCGACGCAATTGTCAGCAGCTTTACCGCTACCGGGCCGACGCGCAGTGATGGCACAGAGCCGAACGGCACATTCACGGCATCGGGAATTACCGGCAAACACGACGGGGCGAACTATCGTTTTGCGCAGTCGTCCGCCGTGTGTCAGGCCATAGCCGAGCGTGAAGTGATACGCCGCGCTCGTGTGAAACAAATACTCTCACTTGATGCGATGTATGATCCTGACCTGATGCCGGGGCGCACCACGAAGGTGCAGGTGTCGCAATTCCTGGGCATCAATGATGTGGCGTTTGTGGAGAGCATCAGCGTTAATGCCGATTTGATGACGATCACCTACATTTTCGGCCAGTCCCGCGTGCCGGGCGAGGGCTTCAGCGTGTACCCGCCGCCGTATGCTGATTTTACCTTTACCCTGGAGGCCGAACTTATCGATACGGGCGGGTCGCTGGAAAAACGGTTGATTGTGCAGTGCGATGCAAGTACCAGTTATGTAGCGCAGGGCACTATCGGCTATAGCTGGTCGGTGAGCGGGGCGACCTCTGACCCTGCCAGCATTCCGGCGGTGGTTGACCCAATTTTTGTGCTGGACACAGGCGACCCTGCGGGCGTGAGTATCACGCTCACGGTGTCGGATGGCATAGCAACACCGCAGCCAGTTACCAAGGCGCTGGACAGTCCAGATGTGCAAGTGATCACGCGCGTGCTCTCGATTGCGAAAGGCAGCAACGGCTGGCGCATCCTGCGGGATATCAACACCGGCTACGAAGATTTTACGCGCGCGGGGCAAAGCTGCGACGCCACCGCCAAATTCAGTGCCAATGGGCCGCTGCTGTCGGGGTGGGATGACGGGGCTGTGTACTCCTGGGAGCCAGAGGGTGGCGACGCCACGCTGCTCTGGACAGAGCCAGCAGGCACGGGCATTACGTCAATCTACCGCAATCAGGAGACAGCCGAAGACATCACCGTTACGGCTGGCACGAAACTGTACCGCAGTCAGGACAACGGTGCCACGTTCACGCTGCTCTCCACAGCAGCCAACACAATCAACGATGTGGAGGTTGCGAACGCCAGTGATTATATCCGCATCTGCACGGGCAACACGGTACTGGAGAGTTTCGACCAGACGAATTTCACGGCTGCCCAGACTGGCGAGGCCGGGAGCGTCTGTCAGCAGCAAGCGAACGCGCCGTTCGTGGGTGGTAGCAACGCCGCCTGCTATACAGGCGCAACGACTGACGCCGGGCTGGTCGTGTTTGACCAGGGATTTACGGTTGACTGGTCGGGTGTCACCGCGCCATCGGGTATTACGACGATCAGCGCAGCGCTTGCCGAGGAGGCGTTTATCTGTGGCGATGCCAGTGGCAACCTGTACAAACTGACCTGGGACGGCAGTCAGTATGTCGCCAGCGATATCGGGCAGACCGATGCAACTGGCACGGCAGCAGACCTGATCAGAGACGACCGACTGAACGAACTTGTATTCGGCAGCGATAGCACCTGGCAGTCGTTCAAGGTGCTCAATTTCGACACCATTATACCGATTGACCTGCAGCCATCAGTCCAGATCGGCATCGGGCCGTTAGCGAACCTGTCGCCACGCTATCGCCTGCTCATCCCCACCGTCGGGGCGTCCAGCGGCGGCGTGTATGAGTACCTCAATGGGTCGTGGACGCTGCGGAACAGTGGATTGCCGACGGTGACTGCCTATGGGTATCGGCTGGTTGCCAATCCGTTTGACGCGGACGAATGGCTGCTGCAGTTTGTCCAGACGAGTACCGGCGACCTGGATATTAGCGGCGGCGTGATTGTGAGCGACGGCACCACAGACAGTCCGGTCTGGCGCACCACCGACGGCGGGCTGACCTGGAACGAGGTGACACTATCGTTCGCCGGGCCGTTTCCGGCAGGGGCAACGAGAACACTGATTGGCACGTTGGCGTTCGATGATTTCACGCCGGGCCGTTGGTACGTTGGCATTCAGCAGGCCGGGCAGAATTACACCTTGCTCCTGGTTGGTGTTGGCAATAGCAGCAGCAGCGCCGCCGAATTGAGCACCAGCATTGCTACGGCAGTGGGATTTGCGGGCGCAGCGAATGAGGTCATTCTCGCTCAAAACCGCCTTACCAGTGGTGCAAAGGTGTACTATAGCGACGGCGCGACACTGAGCACGCCGTCGGGTTCAGGGGTGTTGCGCGATTGGAACAGTGCTGTTTCGGCGGGGGATCGAGAGCCGGGGCCGTCAAACCGCACGTTATTTCGGCGGCGAGGCAGCGCCACCATATACGGCGCGGCAGATTATCAGGCCAGTCAGCCCGTCCAGATCATCACCTCGGCGGGCCAGTCGGTGACCTGGGCGACCCACGGCGCGTATCTCGGCGGGTTGGATGGGTCGCCGCGCACGGGGTTGGGGCTTCTCAGTGATCCGTTTGGCACACCGTCTGTGAGCACGGCTGCGTTCACGGGGCAGGATGTTGGTGCGGTGCGAGCAGACCGGCAATCACGCACCATCGTGGCGGCACTGAGCGGCGCGAAAGGCGGTGTGTTTGTGTGGGATGGCACAACGGAAACGACTATCGACGCCAGCAGCCTGCCGACCGCAGACCTGGCTGAGTTTGTGGAGCCGATACAATGACACAATCAGATGCGGCGTTGCGACGTTTTGCGGAGCTGCTCGCGCAAAAACAACGCCAGGATATGCGCAGTTTTATTCAGCAGCAGCGCACCGAGGCGAACAATATTGCGAACGCAACAGTGGAGGATGCATTGGCTGATTTTCAATTCGACTTCGCAGGCCAGTTAGAAGTAGTCGAACCGACGATCCTGTTTGACGTGTCGCACGAATACGACAAACAACCGCTGCTCATTGAGGAGACGACTGTCGGCACCGGCAATGTCGCAACGTTTGACAGCAACGAGCGCCTAGTTAAGATGACGCTGGGCGGAACGGCAACTGGCAGCGTAACCCGCCAGAGCAGGCAGTACATTCGTTACCAGCCGGGCCGAACAGCCTCAGCGCAGTTTACCGGCATAATGGGCGCGGCGACTGCCAATGTGACACAGCGTATCGGGATGTTTGACGATGACAACGGCATGTTTTTTGAGCAAACCAGCAGCGAAAAGCGCGTGGTCATCCGTAACAGCAGCAGCGGCAGCGTCGTTGACACGGCTGTAGCACAGGCCAGTTGGAACGTTGACACACTGGACGGCACCGGCGCGTCGGGCATCACAATTGACTGGACAAAAAATCAAGTGTTCGTTATTGACTATTTGTGGTTGGGGACTGCTGCTGTGGCATTCGGGTTCATTCTGGACGGCGCGCCGGTATGGTGCCATATCGCGCCGCAGAGCAATATCAACACGACCAGCTTTACCCAGACCGGTGTGCTGCCGGTGCGCTATCAGATTGTCAACGATACTGCCGCGGCTGCTGCTGAGATGAAAATGATCTGCGCAGCGGTAAAAAGTAAAGGGGGTGTCGAAAACGAACGAGCGCTGCCGTTTAGCGCTGCCACGGGCACCGCGGGGCGCTCCATCGGCACAACATTGGCCCCGGTGATCGGTATCCGGCACAAAGACACGTTTAACAGCATTGTCAATCGAGGCATTACGATCCCGTATGGCGTCAATATCACAACAGAGGATCAGGGCATCCGCTGGGCGGTGGTGTACGACCCGGACACGATCACGGGCGCATCGTGGGTGTCGGCTGATGCTGACAGTCATATGGAGTATGACATATCGGCGACGGCATTCACCGGCGGTATAGAAATCTTGAGCGGGTTCATTTTGGTCGGCAATGGCAATAACGACATTGGCAACCTGTCCAATGTCATTAACTCGCGCCTGCCGCTGGGTCTGGATGCAGCAGGCGCGACGGGGAGCGGGATTGCGCTCTATGTGGTGGCAGAGTCGTTCACTGGCTCTGCCACCGTGCGGGCCGCGATGGAGTGGGGCGAGCTACGGTAGCGGGATATCATTCTGACCAGAGCAGATGACGCATCGCCTGAAATGTTTCGTTATCGAGCGGCAACCATTCTCTTGCGTTGCTGCGGTAGTACAGTCCGCTGCTGTGATGTGCGACAAGCGGGAAATTTCCCCTGCTGTAAACTGGACAATCGTCCATGTCAATTGCCACCCCGGTGCGCGTTAAAAAGGCCACTATGCCGACACCTTCTATCCGCAACTGGATTTCAACCTCGCTATCCACGTACCTTGTCGGAGGATTGTGTGCAACTTGCATTTTACTTTCCTTTATCTGCGGTATGGCGCGCCCTCAACCAGTTTGGAATGGGTGCCGTCGGGCGCGATAATGCTGGCGTGCCAGATGTAGCAGCCGAGCCGAGCGAAATGGTGGGCTTCGCGCTCAAATGCCGCTACAGCCTCCTGGTAGGTTTCATACTCGAAAGTCGGGCTGTTGTTGTCTCGGCTCGTCAGTGTGCCCTGATGAATGCCGAACCACAATCCGTACAGGCCAGTGGTGTTTGCGCGGCTCCCTAGTATGAATTCGCCTTCCTCGTACAGATAATAGGTGTGGTTGGTAGTTTGTATTTGTTTCATACATCTCTCTCCAGATATGTGCGAATAGCTTCGCGTGTCTCCGTGTCTAGCCCCATCCCATGCCCTGTTTCTCTGAGGATACGCCGCAGCACTTGATCGGTCTGGCACTGGCGGTCGCGGAGTTGCCAGACCAGGGCCATCAGGCGCTCTAGTTCGTCGGCTCCGTGCGGTTCGACGAGCAGACGCAGCCGGTCTTCTATTCGAATAAGTTTGATATCTTCCATACTATTCCTTTTCTCGTTTTAATTCTTGCCAGCGGCGCGATACTGCCGTGCGGTTGCCGCCGATGGCGCGGTACAGGCGGTTGAACGTCCAGTCCTCGCGGATGGCGAGCAGTATTAACTCATCCCGTTCCGAATACTCGTTCTCCACATTGGTATCAGGAATACCGAAAATACCAGTACCAGTATTTTCGTCATTTCGGGCACCCTCATCTGGTACTGGTACTGCCCACGGCTGCAATTGCGCCAGCCCGTCCCGCGCCAGAGCAGGCACCGCCCGTGTTGCCAGTGGTTGGGGTTCGTCCAAAATAATCGTGGCGTCGTGAGACTTGTCAACTGCTATGCGCGTGAAATTATCGAGTAGCCCGGCCTCGCCGTGGATGCCCATCGCTGCTGCTGTTGTCTCGTGTGCGAGTACAAGCAACCGCAATCGTTTACTACGCCCCAGGCGCGCCGCCGCGCGGATGAAATCCAAATACGGTTGTTTCGTTTCGCTGGACTGCGCGATGATGCTTGCGTCGTCGCAGATCACCGTGAGCGGGGTTTCATCGCCAGTGCGCCGGATGAGTTCGCGCCGCAGATCGTCCAGTGTGGCGGCCATCGTTGAAAATGTACCGTCGCTATCGAACGCGACGTATGGGAGTGGCCGCCAGTCATCGATGTTGTTTTTGGGATTGAGGATACACACATCGCCGGTGCGCTGCGAGAGCACCGCGCGGGAAAACGTGGTCTTCCCGCTTCCGGTCTTGCCTGCGATCAGCAGATGCGGGTGCGTGTCTGGTCGATGGTTGAGGAGCGCCAACCAGTCGCGCTCGCTCATTGGCGGCAATGTGGCTGGTTCTTTCGGCGCGCTGCCTATCTCGACATAGCGCACGCTCTGGCTCGGTGCCCTGGTCAGGCTGACCACGAGCCAGTTCCACAGCATGTCCACGGTTGACGTGCCAAAAACGCTACGCTCAAGACGCTGCACTAGCAAAAAATAGAACAGTGCTATGAGCGTCAACCACATTGCCAGACCCTCAGGCATCCTATCGCTCCTTCCAGATCAATTCGGGCGCGCCCGCAATAGCGGCGCAGATCAGGAGCGCAATCGCGCCCACCATCCACGAGGAGGGCGACGCGGGAACAAACGCCGGGAACGCCCGCATCATTTGTTGCCATGCATCCGTGGAAGGGATGTTGAACAGGTATGGGTACAGTCCGCCGAAGTTAATGAGTGTATCTACCATGACGGCGATAATGGCCGGGCCGGATGCGCGAGCCGACCAGAATGCAGACTGCATGCCGGTCAGGCCGAGTTGGATAACAACCGCCCAGAACCATGTATAGCCCCCTACGCCAATCTGTGCAATAAATGCCTGCGTTGTCCACAGACCAATGCCCCAGATGATAACAGCACTCACTTTTCGCGGCGCGGCGGCTGCGGTTGTCCCGCCGCGCATAGCTCCGGCTGCCGTTGTCATATTGTTTGCCCTTTCTTTTTCGCCCGGTTGTGCAACGTTTGTCGGCTGACGCCCAACTCTCTGGCAGCGTTTGTCACACTGCCATACTCGGCTATCAGTTTGTCAATATAGGCACGCCCTGGATCGTCTGTCGTCGTGTCTATTTGCGGCGCGTCATCTGTCAATGCTGGAGTTGACAGGCGCTCAATATGATTTGACATCGCCTCCATCTGTCGCGCCATCTCTTGTTGCTGCTCCGCGATGTCACGGACGATGATGTACGGATCGTTGACAACCTGTGCCGTGTCTCGGTTGCCGTGTAAAACGAGCATTGACACGAAAAACAGCAGAATGGTAAACGGCGCGCCGTGGAGTAGTGCCAGCGCAATGATCGCCCACGCGGGCAACGGCATGGCGAACCAGTCTGGGGAGAGACGCGCCAGCCCTGCCAGCGTGCCATAGACCATCTCGATGCCCATGGCGAGGCCGGAAATGCCGATAGCTAACCGATGCCGCTCCTGCGGAATAGGTGCCCATCCCAACCCGATGTACACCCCGACGAGCGACCCGGCAGACAATAACGCTACCCACCAGGGGTAGATGTGCAACGAGAAGTCGTAGACTAAAAACATTGCGACAATGGCTAAAAGCACCATCGCGAATTGAATAATGGATCGGTTCATTACACTGTCCTTTCTGTAAACCCTTCCCTGCCACGCCTTGCCAAACCTCGCCGTGCCCAGCCCTGCCTTGCCCCGCCTCGCCTGCCGTGTGGGCAGTTTGCGAACGTGCCCAGGTTCCCTTGCCTCGCCTCGCCTAGCCTTGCCATGCCTAACCACGCCCTGCCAGGCCGTGCCCAGCCTTGCCGCGCCTGCCATGCCTAATCCGGGTCGGGGTAACTGTCAACCACCGCCACAATGGGCGCAAAGTACGCGTTGTCTCGATAGCTTTCCGCCCATCGTTTCAGAATGCCGAGCGCCCGTTTGTGTTGTTCTGGCAGTTCGTTCATTGCAGCAGGCGGCGGCGCAGCCACGCGCAAAGGTTGCGACTGTGGTTCTGGCGCTGACTGCGGTTCGCTGGGCAACGCTGCTGGTTCTGGCTGTGGTTCGGGTTGTGCGGTGGTGGTGGTCGGTTCTGGTTTACTCTTCTTAACGGTTGCGACTTCGTATGTGCGGTGTGTCGTCTGCTCTGTCTTTGGAGCAGGAAGCCGCTTCACTTCGAGTATCTGGAACTTTCCTGTCTGCTCACGGTTGCCCGTCCCAAGAGCCGCATAAGCGCGCTCGTTATCTTTGATAATATCGCCAGTTTGCGGGTTGCGCCACACGATAGCAAGCGAGCGGAAGATTTGCCGCAACTGTTCGCGGCGGCGCTGGCGTACCGCCTCCTCAAGGCTCTCTTTGGTAAGGTATTCATGTAGCGGGTGCGATGGGTCATTCTCGGCATCGTCAATGACGACATCCCCGTCAATCTTGCCGCTTTTGTCCTGATAGCGTTCCAATGTATTTCCGATAAGTTCAGCGTCCATTGTCTTGTCAACCCAGGCATTATCAAGCCATCCGTAGCCGTACTTAATGTATACTGGTGTGTGTTGTGTGGTCATTATTGCCCCTCCTCTACTGCAACGTTTTCAACCCGAAACATGCCCCACGCCCCGTCTTTCTCCGGGCGAAACTCCCCAACCCCAACCGAGAAACCCGCCTGATTAATCAGCGACAATAGCTGCTCAATAGTCAATGCGCGCCGGTTCAGGCGGATAGGAAGCGTTGCGCTCCACGTAGGGAAGCCAGGGCGATAGCGCAGATCGGCAGTGCCATTGCCCACGCGCACCGTATCTTCTCGCATGCGCGGCTCGCCCTCGATGGGCACGAACTCGCCATCGATGTGGAGCGCGCCCCGAAGAAACGTCATCGGCAGCCCATCGACTTGCCGAGCGGCGCTCACAATCGCCGCCTTAAACGCAACAGACGGAAAACAGGGACGCCCATCAGGAAGCCGATAAAACGCCTGCTCATAATCTTCTTTCGGGTTTTTGACTTCCCGCTTTTGAGCCGCCTTGCCCATCTGCTTATCAAGCATCGCCTTTTTTGCCTTTTCGCTCCAGGCGTGCATGACCAGTTCCGACATGCCAACAATGCGAACATTCACCCGAACAATGTCAATGTCGGGAACCTCTACTACTGCGTCCTTTTTGGCTGTTGCTGCCATCGTGTTACCTCCTATTGTGAATACATCCAAGCCTTGCCTTGCCGTGCCTCGCCCGGCCGCGCCTTGCCGCGCCCTGCCTCGCCCCGCCTCGCCTGCCTCGCCATGCGTTGCCCTACCAGGGCTAGCCACGCCTTGCCACGCCTGCCATGCCTTGCCAGACCCGGCCTCGCCTTGCCCCGCCCTGCCCCGCCTGCCTTGTTCTTAGATAGACATTGACGTTATTATAGCATATCTATGCAAGTGGTACCAAAATTGCCCCGAAACCCCTTGACATGTCATCTTGAATAGTGTATACTGTATTCATGTTAAACATAAACATCACGAAAGGACACACAAAATGAACTGGAACACCGCAATCAACATTCTGGCGAACCGACAGACGGTAGAGAACGAAAACGAGAACGGCTCAGAGATGGTACTGGAAGCAGCGCACACAGCGTACACCCTGGTAGCAGAGCATTGCACAACTGATACCGATGGCCTGGGCGATTGGCTGGAAAACGGCGACTGGAGCGGTGACATACCAACACCGGCTGATGTGGCACAGGAATGGGACGATCTGAGTGAGTAAATGACAGGTAAGCACGGGGGTCGCCGCCCAGGCAGCGGCCCCAAGCCCAAATGAGTGATAGTGATACAGAAAGGCAAGAATGATGATTGAAACACGCGAAGAACTTCAGGCATGGCTGGCGGACAATCGGGAAAATCTGGACGTGTACGAAGACGGTGACAACAAGGGCGTGTACGAACTCGACAAAGGCCCAGCAATGAGTTTTCGCGCACTCGGTACGACCTGGGAAGAAGTAGCCGACGCGCTCGGAGCAAACGACGAATAGAACGATGGCAAACAAGCACGGGGGTCGCCGCCCAGGCAGCGGGCCCAAGCCCAAAGGTACACCCTGGCTAAAAACTGTGAGTAGCAAGTTCGCACCGGAAGAGATTGAACGCATCGACAGGCAACGCCAGCCAAACGAGAGCCGCGCCGCGTGCCTCCGACGGCTGGTGATGGGGATTATTAGAATGAAGGAGCAAGAGATGAACAGACAGATCGTAGTGAACGAAGCCATCCTAGAAGAACTCATCCGCCGCTGGACGGGCGCAGAAATCAATCTCGCGCATGAGCTTTCAGGCGACATCGAAGCCTCTCATAAAGAGATTGACGATGAGGAAAAGGACATGCGGGAACGTCTGATTGTAGGCGCTCTGACAGCCGGGTCGATGGCGGGAGAGGTACTTTTGCTTCCCTATACAAAGGAGTGAAATGTTGTATCACGCTGCGCGTTGCACCGCTGAAAGCCTGGAAGGTCAAATATACCGTGGGTCGATGCGTGAGTACCTGTCCGATTTGATGGGAGGCCCGGTGGGCTTTTGTTACACCTACCTCCCCGAAGGATGGGTGGGGAAAAACGGTGTGTATGAACTGGACATTGATCCAGACGCATACATCCTCGTGGCAGTAGGATTTGACATGCTGCCGCGCAGCCCCAAGCCCTTCCGGGCTGATGGCAAGTTGTACCACCCTGACAATATCATTCACATTGTCAGGGTGGGAGATGCGGCGAAATACTCCGAGTATGAGGCCGTTTTCCTGGCGGACGGGAACGTTCGGTTCGGCAAGCGTGCGCCTGCGCGTACTGCTGAGAATGCAGATATGAGGTACACAAGCCACTAGCGCGATGTGCGTGCGGCGGTTGGTGATGGCAGGGGAAGTGGTTTTGCTTCCCTATACAAAGGGGCAATAGAATCGCAGGAATTGGACGAGGGCACGCGTTAATGTATGGGTGAGAATGCCGCCTCCGCGGCGGTATTAAAAGGAGAAACTAATGAAGTTCGACATTGCTAAGGTACGGAGGGTCATGACGGAGGCGGCGTGGATGGACTTAGACGCCGCGTCTCAGTACGTGAACCAGGAAGCGCCGGAATGGCGGTACACAGCCGTAGCAGAGGCGATTGTATGCGGCAGCACCGATCCGGTGCGGACTGCTGAGGAGTACAATGAAATAGCAGGAGATAAGGCAATGGAATACGCAAGCGGAAAAGGTGAAGTTGTCATTATGAAAATCATAACGCACCAATCCCCGGATTGGGACGCCATTGGAAGCGCGTGGCTCGTACAGCGTTACTTGCTGCCAGATGCCGGAATCATCTGCGCAGACCGTGAAACTATTGAGCAGTGTATGAGCGATAGGGGATGCGCAATCG